CAAGTGGTTTAAAGAGGATTGGCGTGATGTCAAGACTGGCAAGAAGTGTGGTCGGTCTGGCAAAGAAAAGAAAACACGACCCTATCCTGCGTGTAGACCCAAAGCCGTTGCAGGTAAGATAAGCAAAAAAGAAGCAAGTAAGAAAACAGGACCTAAAGCAGTAAAGTGGTCAGTTACTGCATCAGGCAGACGAAGAAAGACTACAAGGAAAAAAGCATGAAGTATGACGCAGATGAATTTGTAGAAATGGTTGCCAAGCACGAGGGTATGGTTCTTGAACCTTACAAAGACAGTTTGGGCATAAGCACAATAGGCATAGGCAGAAACTTGGAAGATGGTGGCATTACAGATGTTGAGTTAGACTACATAGGTAAGACACTTGAACAGATACTTGAACAGGGTCTTACACAAGAAGAAGCGTACTATCTGTGCCGAAATGATATAAGCAATGTAGAAAAAGAATTACTCGAAAGAAAACCTGTTGTAAATCAACTTGATTCTGTACGACAGATGTGCCTTGTAGATATGGGATTTAATATGGGTGTTCCTCGTCTTATGAAATTTGTTAAGATGTGGGGAGCTATAGAGGTGGGTGATTTCTACGAAGCAAGTGAGCAGATGCTTGATTCACGTTGGGCAACGCAGGTTGGCAGGCGTAGTAATGGTTTAGCAGAAATGATGAAATTGGGGTATGAGTTCTATGGCAGGTAAAAAACGATGCGAGACTTGCGAATGTTACGATTGCGATTGCGAAGAATGTTCATGCGATTGTCATCACAATGATAGAGTTTCTCCTGATCTTCATGATCGACACGAGAGTGATAAACCAAACACAGAAGTTTAAAAGTATAGATGAATGTCTTTACTTTGCAGAACGATTACAGAGACAACCAACAATACCATATAAGGATGGCAATAGAAAAATAACGGCTTATTGTAAGCCAGTAAACAAGTAAGGGGAATACTATGTTAGCAGAACTTGCAGCGGCAAACGCTGCTTTTTCGGTGATCAAACAATTTGTATCCAACGGAAAAGAACTTTCAGGTTGTGCTAAACAGATTAGTGATTTTGTATTTGCAAAAGAACAAATTGAAAAGAAAGCAAATAATAAGAAAGGTGCAAGTGGTGATCTAGAAGAGTTTATGGCTCTTGAGCAAATAAAAGAAAAAGAAGATGAACTCAAGAAGATCATGATATATTTAGGTAGACCGGGATTGTGGCAAGATTGGCAAGCCTTTCAAGCCGAAGCACGTAAGTCGAGACGTTATGCAGAAAAGATGGCAGAAAAACGTAGAGAAGAAATACTAGAATACGTTACATACTCTATAGTTTTTCTTATGGTTGTTGGATTTTGTACATTGTTAGCTTTTGTGTACATAGAATATAAATAGATTGACATTTAGGCAGTCTATCTGTATAATCCTAAAAAGGAGTACCCCATGAAGAAATTAGCCGCACAAGCACTAGCTTTCCAATATCAACTACAAATTGAAAACGCACAAGCTGTATTAAACAACAGTAACGCTGCGTTAAATTTAATTGATCAATCTTTGCACGATATCATAACTGCCAATGAAAAACTAAAAACATTAAATACTATGATGTCTAGTGCTATCAAAGAAATAAAAAAAGAAGAAGAAAAAGCTTCATAGTGACTAAGAAAAAAGATCCTAAAGTAGGCACAGGTAAGAAACCTAAAGGTAGTGACAGACGTTTATACACGGATGAGAATCCTAAAGATACGGTTAGAATCAAATTTGCTACTCCGTCTGATGCCAGAGCAACGGTTGCGAAAGTTAAAAGAATCAATAAACCGTATGCGAGAAAGATACAAATTCTTACAGTCATGGAACAACGTGCAAAAGTAATGGGTAAAACAGAGGTCGTTGCAATAGCAAAGAGAGCTAAAGAACAGTTAAAGAAAGCACGTAAGAGTGAGTAACTATAGAATAATTAAATTAAAAAAAAAATTTAAGAATACTGTTACGCACGGATACCAAACCTTTCAGACTTCTTACCCAAGAACAAATAGAAGAACTAAACAAATATTTAAAAAGTCCTAAAAGAATACAACGCATACGTGACAACTATCTAGAAACAAAACAACTTCAAGAAAAACTAAAGCATAAAAGATTACAAGAGAAACTTGAAGAAGAAAAAAACAAATTAAAATCAAAAAAGAAATCTCGGAAAAGATATGGCAAGTAGCTACTTAGTATTAATAAATAACGTTCTTAGAGATTTGAATGAAGTAGAGTTAACAAGCTCTACCTTTTCTAGTTCAAGAGGTATACAAACTGCTGTAAAAGATTATGTTAATCGTGGCATAGATGATATAATAAACGCAGATACTGAATGGCCCTTCACAGTTATTAACAAAAGTTTTACAACCGCTGCAGGAACAAGATTATATACTAGATCAGCAATAGGTGCAACAAATACCAAAACAGTAGACTTTGATAGTTTTACATTTCTTGAAGCGTCAGATAAAAAAGAAATTACACTTGAGTACATAACTTATAGTGAGTATCTTGACAACTATCACGAAAGAGATACAGATCCAACAGGTAATTCACGAGCTATACCTGTGTATGTTTATGAAGATCCACAAAATAATATTGGTTTATCTCCTGTTCCTGACAAAGCAACATACACTGTAAAATACTACTATTATGCTACACACACAGCATTGAGTTCAGCTACAGATACATCATCTATTCCAACTCGATTTGAAAACGTTATAATAGAACGAGCAAAGTATTATTCGTTTACCTTGCGTGGTGATGTACAAAATGCACAACTTGCACAAATGCAGTTTGAAAAGTCAATCAAACGTATGCGTGTTGAGTTGATTAACAAACAACTATATATGAGAGCCGTATAGTATGCCTGATTTAAGTAACACTGCAGCGTTTCCATTTGTATGCGAAGGTGGCTTAGTTCTTAATCAATCTACATTTATAATGAAACCCGGTCAAGCTCTTGAATTAGAAAACTTTGAGCCAGACATTGAGGGTGGCTACAGAAGAATAAATGGGTTTCAAAAGTTTGTAGGACAGACCGTTCCTGAAACAGCAAGTAGTACAGAACCTTTGCTTATGGTCACTATATTTAATGACTTTGTTATTGCTGCACGAGGGCAAAAGATATTTAGTGCAGGATCAACTATATTGACAACTGGTATTGCTTCTAGTACAGGAATGACTGGCTCTGGAACTATAGTTGTTGAATCTACTGCAGGATTTTCATCAAGTGGTACACTATTTATAGGTTCTGAGCAGTTTACATATACAGGTAAATCAACAACAACTTTTACTAGTGTTACACGATCAGCAAACAGTACAAGTGCTGCAACACATTCTGCAAACGTAGTTGTATCTGAAACGTGGACTGAAAGAGATACAGGTCGAACAAGTGCAACAAAATATTCTTTTGAAAAGTTTAATTTTGATGGCAACGATAAGTTCATTGTTGTAGACGGTACAAATGATCCAACAGTGTTTAACACGTCTTTGAGTGCCACAGATGTTACAGAAAGTAGCGTTGAAGGTGCAAAGCACGTTGTAGCCTTTAAAAATCACATGTTTTATTCTGGCATGTCTAGTACACCACAAGAAGTAGTATTTAGTCAACCATTTGACGAAGATGCTTTTAGTTCAGGTTCTGGTGCAGGAAGCATTAAAGTAGATGATGTAATAGTTGGACTTAAAGTATTCCGTGATAATTTATTTATATTTTGTGAAAACAGAATATTTCAACTAGGTGGTAGTTCATTGAGTGACTTTGCAGTCAAACCTGTAACAAGAAATATTGGTTGTATAAACGGAGACACCATACAAGAATTTGCAGGAGATTTAATATTCTTAGGTCCTGATGGATTACGTACCGTTGCAGGTACTGCAAGAATTGGTGACGTTGAATTGGGTAGTATAAGCTCTAATGTACAGAGTTTATTTAGAGAAAACTTAGCAGACTCTGCATCTTTTACATCACTCGTTATACCAGACAAAACACAGTATCGTATCTTTTTTTCAAAAGAAGGTGGTGGTGAAACAAGTACAGTCGGTGTGGTGAGAGGTATAAGACCTGCATGTACAGATACTACAGTAACAGATGGTGACGTAATAGCAATACACGGTGGATTTGATGGTGTAGTTTACAGACAAGATCAAGGCGATACATTTGATGGTGAACTTATAAAAGCAAAATACAGAAGTCCTGATCTTACATTTAATGACCCCGGAATACGTAAACACATGCAAAGAGTTAACATTAACTATGCACCTGAATCTACAATTGATGCAGACTTATTTGTAAGATACGATTATGAATCACAAGATTCAACACGACCTGCAGCCTATCCGTTAGATAGTTTAAATGTAGCAGGTATTTACGGATCAGCTATATACGGCACGACTTCATACGGAGGACCTACACAACCTATTGTAAGAAAATCTGTCGAGGGTTCAGGTTTTGCAGTAGCGTTAAGAGTAGAAGATGGTGCAACAAGCACAGCACCTTATTCACTAAAAGGTTTTCAATTAGAATATCAAGTGGGAGCAAGAAGGTAAATGGGAGCAACATACACAAGACAGTCTACGTATGCAGACGGTGATACAATCACAGCAGCTCATACCAATGACGAGTTTAATCAGTTATTAGCAGCTTTCCAAGCAAGCACAGGACATACTCACGATGGAACAGATAATGAGGGTGGACCTGTAACTAAGTTATTAGGTAACGCATTAACATTCGGTGCAGCAACAGCAGGCACAGATATAACAATTACATTTGATGGTGAAACCAACGATGGTGTCCTTAAGTGGATGGAAGATGAGGATTATTTTGAGTTTAGTGACGACATACTTATTGCTTCTACAGAGAAGTTACAATTCAGAGATACAGCTATATACATCAATTCGAGTACCGATGGACAACTCGACCTCGTAGCAGACAGTGAAATACAAATTGCAGCCACTACAATTGACATAAATGGTGCAGTAGACATATCAGGCAATTTAACTGTAAACGGAACATTAGATTTAGCAGATGGCAACTTTACTAATTTAGGATCTATTGCTCTTGATACCATAACTAATGATGGAACAGACATAACTCTAGATTCTTCTGGAGATATTATACTTGATGCAGGTGGTGCTAACATAACATTTAAAGATGATGGCACATCTATTCTAGACATAGCAAATAGTTCTACAGACGTTGAACTAACAGTAAGCACAGCCGACAAAAACTTTAAGATTAAAGGTACAGATAGCTCTAGTGCAATAACTGCTCTTGATATAGATATGGCTCTTGCAGGTAAAGCAACATTTAATGGAGATGTTGTTGTAGGTGGCGACTTAACTATAACAGGCGATGATTTAGTTATGGGTACAAACACATCAGGTCATATACTTGTTGCTGATGGTACAAATTTTAATCCTGTAGCAGTAGGTGACTTATCAGAGATATCTACTGTAGCTAATGATGATGTATTCTTAGCAGTAGACACTTCAGGTGGTGGACTTAAAAAGATTACTAGAAGTGCAGTCGTATCAGGACTTGCTACATCTAGTGCTATATCTAATATAGTGGAGGATACGTCTCCCCAACTTGGAGCTAACTTAGATACCAATTCACACAATATACTTATTGATGATGCACATTTTATTGCTGATGAAAATGGTAACGAACAGGTAATATTTCAAACAACAAGTTCTGCAGTCAATCAATTTGATATAACAAACGCAGCGACAGGTAACTCACCTGAACTATCTGCAACAGGTGGTGACACCAATATAAGCTTAAAGATAACACCAAAAGGCAGTGGACAAG